GGATAAGGGCTACTAGCCCTATACCCATTAATAAACCTAAAAATAGAACTGACATTATAGCTATCATTCAGGAATTTCATCCATAGCTTTTAGGGTATCTGCTAACTGTAATGATAATTGGCTGCACTTTCTAGCACAACCTTCAGCATCTCCCCATCGGCCTTGTAAGCAGAAATTGTGCATTAGCTTAACTTCTACCTGTAGATTAATCCAAAGGTCTGAATAGTCCTGTTTGTCATCAAATTTCATAGATTCTCCAAAAATAAATAAATAATAAAAATTACAAATAACCAAGTTCCAAGGTGCATCATCATTAGTAGGTATATCCTTTGCTTTTTGGTTTCTGTTTCCAATTAGGATTCAAGGTAAAGTTAGCCATGGGGTATCTCATCTTGGTATTGCTATCAATCCAAATAACCACAATGGTCTCATCTTCTGCCATCCAACAACCTTCACTGGTATAGCCTGCTGATCCATAGTTATAAGCTCTGTTAAGCTTTTCATAGGTTTTTTCACCTAGCTTGCAAGTCTCATCAGTCAATACAATCTTGCCACCAGCATTATTAGGCAAAGTAGCAAAAGTATCAGCTTGAGCCATGCCAGATACAAGCATTAAAGCTATTAGTAGTTTTTTCATTTAAAAATCACTTCCATTTTTTTAATTGTGGACAATTCTTTCTTTTTAAGCTCTTTAGCAGCATTAATTAGCTTTAAAGCATCTTTATCTTTACTGCATTCTTTATAAGCTTGTGCAAAAGCAGTTTTAAGCTCATCCATAGTTTCTGTAAGATTAATAGCATCAATGAATGATTTAGCATCTACAGGTTCTGCATCTTCCTGTGGCACATCTTCACCTGCATAGATATATAAACCGATACCAAAGCAAGCAATGGCTTTAGCCAAGCATCTCATCATGGCCTTATTGATAGCTACTGCATCAGGGTTTGGAATGGCTTGATTTCTGTGATCCATAACAGGCAAGTGCATCTTGATAGTTTTGCCAAAAGCATTGACATCACAAAACACCATCAAAGTATCTTTGCCACATGGAGCTGGTTGCTTAAATGACCAGGTAGCCTTTGGGTCTTGCAATAACAACTGATCGACTGCCCATGCCCAAGAAAGATAGCTAAGACCATTTTTTTTCTCAATGTGCTGACCCACATCAATTTTTCTAAGTTCTGCATATTTACTCATTTATTTCTCCTAAAAAACCTATTAATCAAATACCGCCAACAAAAATATAAAGCTAATTCCTTACTTAACCCTGACATTCTTAGTCTGCGGTATTTATTTATCATCTTTCATCCCATTTAGTTCTGCTATCAATTTCATAAGATGCTCTATCTTCTGCATAACCTTCCATAACTTCTACAGAGTGATTCCATAACCACCGACCAAGAGTCTCAAAGTCTCTATTGGTTAGCAGTTCTTGCAATCTTTCAGCTTTTTCCTGTGACATTTCTGCAATGGCATCAATAAAGTTAGTAGCCTTTTCAGGGTTATATTCATCAGCCATAAAGTCATTTACCAATTCTTCATAAGTCATAGCAATCTCCTTAACCTAAAAACCCAAAAGCCCATAGCATTACAGGCAACATGAAACAAGCACCTAAAAACAAACCTTTTAAAACATCTTTCATGATTACTCCTTAAACTTAGTTGGTACACTAGAGTTTCTTGGTTTAACCTTACAACTTCCTTACAATAGAAATTATTTTTATAGGGATTTACCCTAATGAGAGCAAAAAGAGTAGATATAAACCAAAAAGCCATAGTTGAGCATCTAAGAGCTATGGGTGCATCTGTCTTTCATTTGCATGAAGTAGGCAAAGGCTGCCCTGATTTATTAGTTGGTATTGATAATCAAACTCATTTAGTAGAAATTAAAAAAGATAGTAAAGCCACCTTTACCCCAGCTCAGATAGAGTTTCAGGGTAACTGGAAAGGATCACCTGTTATTAGGATTAATTCAGTAGAAGAGGCTATTGCATTTATAAAAAATATGGTTTAGAGTTAAGTTATTGGGCTGACTACCCATAACCTGAAAGCATAGAGGATTAAATGATTATTAACTTTTATTCGATAGCGGAAAAGACCATAGCTCTGTTCCCTCTATGTCAGCCTATGGTTGCTTGGCTAGTCACCAAGCCCGCTACCGAATTGGAGTATTGCCATGCCAGATAGAATTATTAGGGATGAGCTTTTAACCTCTGAAAGATATTGGAATGTATCTGATGAAGCTAAACTGCTTTACATTCATTTGCTAATATCTGCTGATGACACAGCTAGATATACAGGAAAAAACTTTAGTTTAAGAACTAGGTGCTTTCCTGGTAGGTCTATGGAAGCTAACAGAATGGAAACATTATTGACTGAGCTTGTAGATCAAGACCTAATTAGGCTTTATGAAGTTGATAAAGAAAGGTTTGTATTCATACCAAGATTTAAGCAAAGACTTAGATTTATCAATAGTAAATATCCTGAACCACCTAATCAAATCAATGACTTAGTTATTGAAAAGACAGTCTTAAGTCAGGCTAAAGACAGTCTAAAGCCATCCTCAAGTCAGCAGAAGAGAAGAGAAGAGAAGAGAAGTGAAGAGAAAAGAAGTAAAGATATAACTCCTGTCGGAGTTTCTGAATCTATTTTTAAAGATTATTTAGAAGTCAGAAAAGCAAAAAAAGCTAAATGGACTGAAACTGCTCTAAAAGGCTTACAAAGAGAAGCTGATAAAGCCAAGATGACTTTAGAACAGGTTATGCAACTTTGCTGTGAAAGAAATTGGGTAGGATTTAAAGCTGAATGGGCAAACAGTCAGAATCCTGTAAGCAAGAAAGAGGATGATAAGTCTTGGATGTTTAGTAATCAGGGTATAGAAGCTAAAGCTCAAGAATTAGGGGTTAATAGCTATGGGGTTGCTAATCATCATCAGTTGAAAGAAAAGATATTGTTTGTAATGGCAAAAAAGGCATCAGAATGATCTATGAGCTTTATGATGAATTAGGACTAATCAGAATTGTTAAATCAAGAACTGAGGCTAGATATTTAATTTCTACAAGACCTAATTGGAAGATTGTTGCAAAAAAGCAACAAAAACCTGTTTATGAGGATGCACCATTTTGAGATATTTATCGGTTTGTTCAGGAATAGAGGCTGCAACTGTTGCATGGCATGACTTTGGCTGGGAAGCTGCGGCTTATAGTGAAATTGAAAAGTTTCCAAGTGAAGTATTGAAGCATCATTATCCAACTGTCCGAAATATGGGGGACATGACTAAATATAAGGAGTGGGAAATTGGAACAATTGGACTTTTGGTTGGGGGAACTCCCTGCCAATCATTTAGTGTTGCAGGCCTTAGGAAGGGACTTGAAGATCCAAGGGGAAATCTTGCACTCACCTATTGTGGAATTCTTGATAAGTTTAGACCCAAGTGGTTCATTTGGGAAAATGTGCCAGGTGTCCTCAGTTCAGGCAAAGGAAGGGATTTTGGATCCTTCCTCGGAGCGGTGGCTCAACTCGGGTATGGGTTCAGCTACAGAGTGTTGGATGCTCAATACTTTGGAGTGGCCCAAAGAAGAAGAAGAGTGTTTGTTGTCGGACATCTTGGAGACTGGAGACCTACCGCAAAAGTATTATTTGAGTCCGAAAGCTTGTCAAGGGATACTAAGAAGAGCAGAAAAGAGAGGAAAAAAACTCCCCTTGGCATTGATAACATTGTTGGAGCATTGTGTGCAAGGGATTACAAAGGAATAAGTGCAGATAATGCTGGTGAAGGAAAAATTATTGTTGAATCTTTAGCTATTCCTATTCATTGTCAAGCTACTCAATTTGAAGGTGGTGGAGAAAATAGAAATAATGATGGAAAAGGTAATGGTTTAGGAATAGGCAATAATGGTGACCCAATGAATACTCTTACAACTGCTAATGTTCATGCGGTTGCTCATGCTTTTAAAGTCAGAGGTGGGTCTGGTAATGGTGGCAAAGGTTATTTAGGTCAGGATGAGCAAGCATTTACCTTATCAACAGTTCAAGACCAACAGATTAGTCAAGGCATGGCAGTTAGAAGGCTAACTCCTGTAGAGTGTGAAAGATTACAAGGTTTTCCTGACAACTACACCAACATCAAAGAAAATTGCCCTGATGGCCCAAGATACAAAGCTCTTGGAAACTCAATGGCAGTTCCTGTGATGAAATGGATTGGCAGCAGAATTCAAATGGTAGAAGATGGACTTATTTGATGATACCTATTCTGAAGAATATAGATTTAAATGTGAACTTAAATATATATCTAAGATGACATTATCAGAAAGAAGGCAGTATTTAGGTAAAGTTTTAGAAAAGAGGGGTGTTGTAGCCCTAAATCAACTAAAGGAAGGTTTAACAGAATTATGGAAAGACAAGAAATCCAAGAGTCAATGACTAGCATTGATCCTAATAAAGCAATCAACTTTATTATTGAAAATGCTCCTAAATATGCCGAGGCTAAAAGTCAAAGGGTTTACCTTGAGAACTTTTTAAAGGTCAAGAAAGCCCAGCTCATGCAAGATTGCAAGAATGAGCCTGTAAGCAGAGCCGAGTCCTATGCCCTTGCCCATCCTGATTATCTAGTCATTGTAGAAGGCATTAAAGTGGCCATGCTAGATGAGGAAAAACTTAAATGGTTCTTAGAAGGTGCAAAGCTAAGAGCAGATATTTGGAGAACTACAGAAGCATCTAACCGAAATCAGGATAGGGTAACCAAATGAACCCATATTTAATTTTAGAGCCTACAGTCATTAGTTTTAGTGGTGGTCGAACATCAGCTTATATGCTTTGGAAAATATTAGAAGCTAATAATGGGTTGCCAGATGAAGCCATAGTTTGTTTTGCTAATACAGGCAAAGAAGAAGAAGCAACTTTAGAGTTTGTTAGAGATTGTGAAAAACATTGGAATGTAAAAATTCATTGGATTGAATATCGGTATGCTGAAAAAACTGCTGACAGATGGAAAGAAGTTACTTTTGAAACTGCAAGCAGAAATGGAGAGCCATTTTTTGAGCTAATTGATCAAAATGGTTCACCATACCTTCCTAATCCAGTAGCTAGGATTTGCACAGCTAAATTAAAAATTAGAGCCATTCATGCCTTTTTAAAAGCTAAAGGGTGGCAGCATAATGAAAATATGGATTGGGTTGGCATTAGAGCTGATGAAATGAGAAGAGCTGTAAAAATGGATAGGGAAAGAACCCCATTAGTTACTGATGGTGTTACCAAGCAAACAGTAGGTGATTTTTGGAAAAAACAACCTTTTGACCTTAAATTGCCAAATATGAATGGGGTAACTATGCATGGTAATTGTGACCTTTGCTTTTTAAAACCTACCCATCAAATCATTAGTTTGATTAAAGAAAAGCCTGAAAGAGCAGATTGGTGGATAGCTATGGAAAATCATGCTCAATCTAGCAATAAAACCTTTGGTGATGGTGCAAAGTTTAGAAAAGACCGCCCAAGCTATGCAGAATTAAAGAAGTTTGCATTAGCTCAAGGTGATATGTTTGATAAAACAGAGGAAGCAATCCCTTGCTTTTGTGGTGATTAGATGAATGGCAATCAATCCTATGCTGAAAGGAATAAAACACCTAGCAAAGGTGAAATTCTATTTGAGCAATACTGTAAAGATAAACAGGTTCAATGTGTTCGGCTAGGATTTGACCAATTTAATGACCCAATCAAAAACTTTCACTTAATCAACCCATTACTTAGAAACATTCCAGACTACTTTGTAGCTACAAATAGCCGACAATTTTTAGTTATGGTCAAGGGAACAGCAAACATCAAAAAGAAAGAAGTGGCTATGATTCCTTTATTTATGGAATGGTATGCCACAAAAGATGTGCCTCTTTACTATGCTTTCTGTTTTGAAGGGCAAAATACTCCTACCTTCAGAACCCCTGACCAAGTGATTACATTGTATCAAGAGGGACAAGATAAACAATGGTCTGACGGAGTTATTTATCGTACACTTGCACTATGACCAAAGAGCAAAGGAAGCATTATGATCGAGTTGCCAGACTTGGGTGCGGTGTATGTAGAAGTCTCGGATATGACACAACCGATGTCGGATGCGAAATTCATCATATTAGACGAGCAGGGAGAAGAGATAGCAGCCCTGTCATTGGACTTTGCCCTGAGCATCACCGAGGCAACACAGGAGTTCATGGAATGGGTAGAAGGGCTTGGGAAAAGAAATTTGCACTAACAGAAGAACAATTGCTAGAAAAGACATTAAGGTTATTAAATGAATGTTGAAAATTACAACAGTATTTTTGGTAAATATTTGCATATAGATCAATCAAATCTTGTCACAGGTGCTATCTATTTAGGAAATAATTATGCAAAAAGCAATGATTACTATGGTGGTTATCAAGGAAACTATTTAAAGCGGATTAAAGCCCTTTTCCCTGATGCCAAAGACATTCTTCATTTATATGCTGGTCAAGTCAATGATGAGCATTTAAAAGGTGATAAAGTTGATATAAACCCACAGTCTGATGACACAATTTATGCTGATGCTAGGGAATTATCTAAGTATCTTGATAAAAAATATGATTTAATTGTTGCAGATCCCCCTTATGGGGAAGGAAGATTAAAAGAATATCAGCAAAGATATGGTTGTAAAGCAGAAAATTTGAATGTTAAACAAGTATTTAGAGAAATGTATCTTGTTACAAAACCTGGTGCTTATGTAGTTTGGTTAGATTGGCAAAGACCTTTTTACAGAAATATTGAATGGAAAGAAGTTGGAGCAATTCTTTATAGAGGTAGCACAGGGCACAAAGATAGAAGTATAAGTATTTATAAAAGAACATAAATGATTAACCATGACAGAAATAGAAACGACCCAACTCTAAGAGTTTGTGATGTTTGCAGAAAAAGAAAACCAAGGGAATTAGGCAGATATGTACCAAATCCTGATGGATTGACTCAAAAATGGCATTGCAAAAATTGCTATGAAATGAGAAATCATAGGTTATAATGAGTTCGTGAGAAGTGATTTTAAAACCCCTTCGGGGGTTCTTTTTGGAGAACTTGATGGACAAACAAATGGCAACATTCCTTTCAACCATGTTGAACTCGGCCACTAATGCCCATTTTTTCCATTGGAGCACCGATTCTTTCTCTAAGCACAT